TTACATCTTCACTTATTAGAGAAACCACAGGACTAGATTCACAAAACTATGGATACAAATTTGGACAAGAAGAAGAAACGTACAACATCGTCGCAGCCCATGGCTACTTCGGACGTCTTATCTTCCAATACGCCTCCTTTAACAACTCTCGTAGTTTACATTTCTTTCTTGCTTCTTGGCCTGTTATTTGCGTATGGCTCACCTCAATGGGTATATGCACCATGGCCTTCAACTTAAATGGTTTTAACTTTAACCAATCAGTTGTTGATGCATCAGGAAAAGTTGTTCCAACTTGGGGAGATGTTCTTAACAGAGCAAACCTTGGTATGGAAGTAATGCATGAGCGTAATGCTCACAACTTCCCACTTGATTTAGCTAGTGCTGAATCAACATCTGTAGCATTAATTGCTCCAGCTGTAGGTTAAATATCCTACATAATTTGATAAGCCTCTCTTAACGGGAGGCTTTTCTTTTGGGAATCTTTTAATACAATAAACATACAGACAATTCAAAATATGGATAAAGAAGACGTTAAAAAACTAATTGATAGATCTATTGAAATTGCAATAGATAAACATAACAAGACTGCAACAGTAATTAGTGCAATCCTTGGTTTCTTTTGTTTAGCTGCTTTTGTAGATGGTTTATTTAGAGTTCTTGGTAAAATTCCTCCCTTCCTTGGATTAGATGTGAATATTATTCCTAGTCTTATAGGACAATGAGTGAATTCGCTTATGTTGTTGCTTGGTCATACTTAACTGCTTTCTTAATTGTTTTAGTTATAAAGGTTTTAAAAGAAGATGATAATTAAATAAGTGTCTTACTGAGTATTTATATCCATTGATTTAATGCTATATTCAAAATTAATAGTTAATTATTTTAAAATGATTAAATCAGTTCTTAGCGTAGCTGCAGCAAGTGCTCTTGCTGTTCCTTCTGCATTTGCAGGAGTCTACGTCAATGTAGAAAACAATGGATCATACACAGGCTCAAACTACACATCAGCAACTACAGACCTCCATCTCGGCTATGAAGGTGAAGTTGGTTCTATTGGCTACTACATTCAAGGAGGACCAGCTGTGGTTCGCCCTGACGGTGCTGACAGTGATACAAGGTTCTCTGCAAAAGCTGGTGGCTCTTTTGCTGCAACTGAAAAGCTTAATGTTTATGGCGAGCTTTCACTTTTGACAGCTGATTCTGACACAAACAATGATGGTACTTACGGCACTAAAGTAGGTGTTAAGTATTCTTTCTAAGATAGTACGGTCATCAGTATAAATACCTAGATTAATTAGGGATAAAGTATTAAGGAATTTACATTTCTTAATAAAATGACTGTTACTACAGAGTACGGTAAACAGAACATATTTGCTAAGGAGCCAAAAATTGCAGTAATGGAAGGAGAGGATTCTCTTTTTGAAGCAGCTGAAAAAGCCAACGGACGTTGGGCAATGATCGGTGTCTTTGCAGCTTTAGGAACATATGCTTTTACTGGTCAAATTATCCCTGGTATCTGGTAAATGGAAAATATAGCAATCTGGCAACGTGCCAACGGTAGATTTGCAATGATCGCTTTTTGGATCATTACTATTTCTTACGCTTTCAATGGACAAATTGTGCCAGGACTCTGGTAAGATTTTTATACCATGAGCTTGGTAACTAAACCTCAGTGTTGCACCACTGGGGTTTTTTATTATTTAGCTATCGCAAGTTTTCCTTGACTAGCTAATGCTTTTTTAATGTTATTAATATTCCATCTAAAACTTCTGCGAGAACGAGTTTCAGGAAAAGCAGCATAATGTGGACCAAGCTTTAGAGTTCCATCATCTCTGTATTTAAATAATGTCTCTTTATCAATGCCCAGAGCTTCATAAGCCCGACGGGTAATGACCCATCCATTTACTTTTTTCATGTGTGAGAAAGAATACCTATTGTCAACACTATTAAAACTTAACAATTTGTCAACAGGCTTAACAATATTTTTATCTCTATATTTTTCTAATTCAATCTAGGGGTCTTTAAAATTAATTAACTGCTTTAAATATGTATGTTCAACTGTGAACGTGATCCTCTCACACTCCTTGTTGAACTTACTCCAAGACTTGCAAAACGAAGATATAGACAATCAATATATGAAGCCTGGAACTACTGCTGTGGCTACTGTTCTGCACCTGCTACATCATTAGATCATATAATTCCAAAGTTTAGTTCAGGTTCTAGTCATCGTAATAATTTGATTCCTGCTTGTCGTACATGTAATCAAACAAAAGCATCATTAAATATGGAAGAATGGTACAAAATGCAAGAATTTTTTGATGAAGAGAAGTTACTTAAGATACAAGAATGGGTTAAAGAAGACATGTCTGATCTGATGATTTATAGTTCTTCTAAGCCTCAAGTTAATTTAGCTATCTCATGAGATTTAAAGAATGGGACAAAACTAAAGATGAGTTTGATGATTGTAAATTAGCAAGTAATAATAATGAAGATGCTTTTAATTTTTTAATACAACAAGGCTATTGCATACGTGTCATTGATGATTTTTATGATGAAGATAAACCTGTAACTAAAGAAGAAATTTTTGATGTATTTGAATTATTATTCTCCGTAATACCTAGTAATCCTTTTTATCAAAAATATATTAAAGAATTAGGATCTTTAAGTACTTTGTCTTGGGAAGCCTGGAAAGATTCAAATAGATTGTGTAAAGGTTCTTCAACAGATAAAATATATGCACATGTTTATCGAGATCAAATTGAATTAATTATTCCCTTAGTTGCATTATTAACACAAGGATATGAGAAAATGGTAGAAGTAAGAAAAGAGCAAGAACATTTATTTTCAGATAAATGGATTAAATCTCTTTTTCCTGAAGAATTTAAAAAAATTTATGTCAACGATAATATTAATACAGAGGATTTAAAAAATGACGATAACTTATAATCCTAAATCAAAAGGATTTGATATTACTTGGAAAAAAACAGATCATAAAACAGATCATAGAACAGATTATACTGAAGAAGTTTATAGACCAGTAACAGTTAGAAAATGTAAAAAAAGAAGATATAGAAGTGATAAATGTTGGAATGAAACACATATGGAATATGACAAAGAAGCAAGTGAAAATAATAAAAGATTAAATGCAGATAATAGAAAATTAAATGAAGATTCAATCAGATTAAATGAAGAAAATACAAAAACTAATGATGGATATAGAGAAACAGAAAGAGTTGCGACTATTACAAGAGGAAGTGATTATATTCCACAACGACAAAATTTAAGAACACATAATAGTGATGCATTGTCTAAAGCTGAATATGAAAAAGCTTTTAGAGCTTTTTATGTTGATCAAAAGTTGCAAAGATGGAATACAGATTTAGGTGCTAAACCTTTATATGGAGAATTTGATGGAGATTATTATGCTTCAGAACAAAGTCCAGATGCTGAAGAGAAATGGTATCAAGCTCTTGCTGATGATGATGTAGATATAGTAGAAAGATATTCTAATAATCCAAATGTTTATTATTTACAGCATTATACGAATATAGGAAGACCTGCAAATAAAAGAGGAAATAGAGCAGAAGTAACAGAAAGTGCTAATCGTTATATTGAATTAAAACCAACAGATGCAGATCTAGCAGATGTTAGATCCTTACAATTAGGCATCAATACAGATACTCAAACAGAAAGAGTTTTAAATATTCCTGAGGTAAGAGAAGAATGGGAAAAAGCAAAAAGAGATGATCCCCATTGGAAAAATTTAGCAAAAGAAAAATTCTTAGATGTAAATAAACCTGATGAATTTGTAGCGTTATTTAGATTATCTGATCGAGATCAAGATAAAAATATTCAACTTAATTTTAATGTTAATACAGGATATGGAATTACAGAATTAGAAGATGCTATAAATGAAGCTGCAGGTGAGAAAGCAACAGTAGATGTAAAACGATTTGGTGCCCTAACACAAAATGTTTTAAAAGATACTATTGAAGAAATGAAAGAAGCAAAAAAACAAGAAGAATTTATGAGTACTGTTGGAGGTTTTGCAGGATTTAATGAAATTATGGATATGAATAAAACTTTAACAGATTCAATTCTAGGTGATAGTGGTGTAGGAGGAATATTGTCTTGGACTTCTGGTGGTAAAGCAGAAGAGTCTTTAGAAAAATCTTTAGAAAAGATTACTGGAGTTAATAATAATGTTACCTATAACTGGCAACAATGGTTTGATGATAAGTTAAAAGAAAAATATAATGATGCAATAGATTTGGGTTATACAGTAGATGAAGCAGAAGAACAAATACAAATAGATGGAGAATTTGCAAGTCAATTTATCACTGATTACTTACAGCCAAGATTTGATGAGTCTCGTTCGATGGATGAATTTGTTGAATATTTAGATGTAAGACAAGAAGAACAAAACCCTTTTCAAACACAAGATTTATTAAATGCTGTAAAACAGACAGCACAATTAAATGCAAATAGTTATTTAGATCAATTAAGAGCAGAAACAGATCGTCGTTTTGATTCTGATTTTTATTTTGATCCAACAGGAAATATAGCTAGAGGAGAAAACTGGACTGAAGGAGCTAATCAAGCTTCATATGCTGCACAAAAAGAAATGGTTAATCAAGATTGGGAAGATGCAAAAAATGGAGATTCATATTGGGCACAACAAGCTTATAGATTTGGAGTAGATGTTAATGATAAAGATGCATTTGCTCGTATGCATTTTGAAGTAAAAGGTCAAGGAGAAGGATATGATGCTGCAGATGATATTTTAAATGCGGGTAAAGTAAAGAATCATATTTATGAAAATATTTTACCTAATTTAGAAGATGAAGCTTTACAACAAGGATCTATATTTGGTCAGTTTATTACTCCTGATGAATTTGCAAATGATATGTTAGAAGGTCTTGATCCAGGAAATAAAGAGCAATGGAATTCAGTTTTAGAACAATATGGATTAGAAAATTTTCAAGGTAGTTTTGATGAATTAAAAGAATATATTATGGAAACTTTGAGAACAGGGTCCGCACATACAATTAGAGAAAATATAAAATACTTAAATGAAAAACGTAAAAAACCTACTCAAAAAATATTAGGAATAACTTATATAGCAAGAGATGAAGATTATAAAGATGAGAAACCAAAATCAGAAACACAGTTATATAAAACATTTCAAGATGCTGGTTTCCAAGGAACAGAAGATGAATTTTATGATGATTTTTTCCCTGACTTAAATAGATCCGAACAAATTTTATTAACTAAAGGTGGTAAAGATGAAGAGTTAAAGACATGGGGTTTAGACATGAGAGATCCCTTTGCTTCTTTAGGAACAATTGAAAGTTTCTTTGGTGAAGATGAAGATGATGAATATAGTCCTGAAACAGAAGAAGAAAAAGAGAATAGAGAAAAAAGTTATTTTAATGCCGATTTAACAGAGGATGATAGTTGGTCCTATAAATCTAGAAATAAAGAGAAAGATCCATTTGGTGAATTCACTACTATGTTTAAAGGTTTATAAACATTTTTTATAAATAATTGTGTATATTAAAAGCAATAAGTATTATTTTTCATGTCAGATTTCTCATTGGCTATTAATTTAATTCGTAAATATGAGGGATTTAGTGAGAAAGCATATGCAGATTTAGCAACAGGAAGTAAACCATATACTATTGGATATGGAACACAGTATTATCCAGATGGAGCACCAGTAAAAAGTGGACAAAGATGTACAGAAGAAAAAGCTTTAGAATATTTATTTCACGAAGTACAAATAATTAATAAAGAACTTTTAAAAGAAGATTTACATCTTGATAATTATATGAAACAAGCATTAGTTTCTTTTATACATTCAGTTGGATGGGATTCTTTTTTATATAGTCAAATTATGGATTGTATAGAAAATGAGAATTTTTCAGGAGTTTGTGAAGAAATAAGCAGATGGATTTTTGATGAAAATTATCAAATAATAGGAGGATTGTTAGATAGAAGAAAAGAAGAAGTTAAATTATTTTTAACTGAGATTCATACTAACGACTGGAAAACAAGTGAAATTCTTTTAAATTCTTTTAGAACTTTTAATAGTAGTCCAGGACAAATTAGAGCAATAAGAAAATTGGAAGAAAATATAAATCCTTATATACTTAGTGAATTTGCCAATAATTTTAAAGTTGATCTTTCGGCTTTAGAAAGCTACTCTGAGAATGATTATTTATCTATTTCTTTAGAAGTCTGATCTAGAATGAATGAATCTATGAAGAATGAAATGTCAAATTTAGCAAAACAAGGAGAATTCGTACTCCCTCTAGAATTACAATTTTCTATGAGAAAGGCGGAGATGGGAGCACAAGAAATGACATGGGAACAATTATATTCAGCATTAATTAATCTTTATTATCAAAGATTAATGGAGTGGCATGCAGTTAAATCTTTAATTGCACAAGAAAATATAGATATTGAATTTGATATTCCTACAGATATTGAACTAAGAAAACTTGCAGAAGAAATAAGAGACTATCAAGAAGAATTTGATGAAGATGAAGATCCGTTTACTCCTGCTTAACCTAATAATTTATTTAAATACCATTTAGCTTTTTTCAGAGATTCAATACCACCTTTATGTTTCTCTCTCCATAGATATTTAATAATATTTCCTTTTAAATAACCACGGAATTCTTCTGCACTTAATTGGGCTTCAATAGCATCAATACATTCAATACTTCCAGCAGCATAGTGTATTGGTCTATCTACATTATCAAACTGATGGAAATGAGTATCTTTTTCGTCCATACGACTATCAATAAATTTAGTAATATTTTCCCATTTTAATGGAGATTCTTTAGTTATATGAGTTATATGAGTAACTTCATTTTTTTCTGCTTCTGGACCAGCCATACGCATTTTTGGAGAAGTCTCGTCTATGCGGTCAAACCACGTCTCATCAGAGACTGTCTGTACATCTCTTCTGATGGTTTCCCTAGTCCTATCAGTAGTTTCGGAGATTTGGGAGATGAACCTGGATATTGGCCCGCTTCCTCCATTGCTGGAATATAACCTGTCAATCCAATTCTTTGTGTTTTGTCTCTCTTGTTTGCTTCTATTGCTAGATTCTCCCTTCCCATCCCTGTTTCGCATGCAACCAATCCACGATTATATTGATCATACAAGGGAACGTCATTATTTTCATTGCTTATTGGTTGACCAAAATCTTCTATTGATAAAGAAGGGCAATCAAGTTCATCAATAAAACTACCTAAGAACTTACTTTTAGATGCGTATCCAGCCATGGGAATATACGAGTCTTGATGTATTTCTTTTACAATATTATCATGGCAAGTTTGTACAATACTAATTACGATCCACAAAAGGATTCAGGTTCTTCAGGAATTGAAGTAACTGATTTGAATCCTGAAAAAATGTATGATACAGATTTACGTAGAGTTGATCCAGATGCAAGGAATGATTTAGAAGAAAATGAAAAGCCAAAAAAAGTTGCTAAATTTATGAGAGCAGCTCGTACAGCTGGTAAATATAGACAAGATAGAGGAATATCTGAACCAACAATTAGAGGTAAAACACCAGTTACAAAAGCATTTATGGAGGGTGTAGAACTACCAAGTTTAAGAGGAAAAAACTATGGTGATCCAGGAGCAGGAGCTACTGAATACTCACGTAAACCTAAACCTAATGCTGGTAGACCTTTTAATTATTTAGATAGTTTTAGTTAAACTTTTGCACATACAACTTCTTTAGGTTGATTTTGATATTTACCTTTACGATCTTTATAACTTACTGAACAAGTTTTTCCACGGAAAAATAATAATTGTATGATACCTTCATTTGTATAAATACGATTAAATAATCCTGTTGCATTATTGATTTGTAAAGTTAAATATCCTTCCCAACCTCCTTCTGCAGGTGTGATATTGCAATGAATTCCTGAACGTGCATAACTTGATTTACCCGCTGGAATGACTGTAATATCTTCTGGTAAATTTAAACGTTCTTCTGCAACACATAAAGCATAGCCATAAGGAGGAATCATGAAATATTTTCCATTTTCATCTTCTCTTAATTCTGTTTCTTTTAATATGTCAGAACTAAAATTCTTTGGATCACAATCTCCTCTTGAAGGTGTACCAAATATTAAACATTGCTTAGGAGATAAACGTATATCATAACCATAAGAACCTAGTCCATAACTAAGTATTTTACGTCCGTTTTCTTCTCTGACTACATGGTCTGTAAAAGGAGTTATTAATTTATCACCCAAAGATAAAGCTTTGATTTCCCAATCACAAAGAATGCTCATAATTTTCTAGTCAGTTTTCTTAGTATAAGAATGTCAACATAAAATGCGACCTTTTTCAGAATAAATTCCAATAAATCTTTCTGTCATTTCTGTTGGGTTATTTATAGGAGGTAAATACACTAAAAAAGAAGTACAAGTTTTATGTTTACTAACACCAGTACTTGTATTTTTTAATAACAAAGGAGCAGTTTTCAAAATACAAACAGGAAAATCAAATATTTTTTGTTCATAACGAATCATGTCAGGACAATTTGTAAAATATAAACCTTGTTTTATATCACCTGACAACCATGAATTATATAGTTTTCGAAACCAAACAGCATGAGATGAAGTCAATGTAGGAGAAGAAGCTCTAGTCATTTTCCATTTATCGTTTTTCTTATCCCAGAAATAAGCTCCTCTAGGAGGAAAAAGATATACATTGCCATACCATTGTTGACAATTTAAACCATCATCAGATGGACAGAAATAATTATTTGCTTCTACATATTTATTTGCAGTTTTAGAACTAGCTACATCTAAATCTATACCTTCTAAAAGAGCATGTGCCGAAGCAACCAAATCATAATTAGTAATTAATTCTAAATCTTCTTTTCGTTTACTAATATCATGTATAGCCATTAATTAGTTCTTTCATCTAATTGATCATAATCAATTTCAAAATAACGCATTCCTTCTTTATCATTTATTACATAACCTGCTTTTGCATCAGGTTCAATTTTTGCAGCAGCATCTAGAATTCTTTTAAAACTTTCAACTAAATCATCCTTATTATTTCTTTCAGCATCTTCTTTTGCAGAATTTAATTGTTCTAATGTTAAATAAAACATAGAACGTTCTTTATTATTTGGTTGAAAGACCATTACACCTGGCCCTTCTAAAGACCATAATTTTGTATATTGCATACCCATATCACCTAAAATAAATTTTATTGTTGTATCTAACATCTTTGCTTTAGTCTCATCTACTTCTGGTCCAAGAATAGATGCTAATAAACGTTCTCTTCTATTCATTTTTTTAATAACCCCTGTCGTGATAGTGAATCTAAAAGTTTAGGCATTGGTTGATATAAAACAACCATCTTTCCTAAGATACCTCTTTTTTTAATAAGTTTCCCATTTTCATCTCGTACTTTATCAAATTCTCCAGAACGTATTAAATATTCAGCTACACAACGTAATCTTCTTTTTAAAGGTAATTCTGCTTGAGGAAATTTTCCACAAATAGTATCAGGAGTCATATCTTTAAAAGCAATACGCAAACGATTAGCTAAAGTCATGTTTGAATTCTCATCTTCTTCTTCATAGTTTTTTATATTTTCGAGATATCTTTGTAAACATAAATCATCAAAAGATCCATTTGGAGGAATAAATAATTCAACTTGTTTTTTTAATGATGTAGGTAATAAATCTACATAATTAGCAATTGTTATTTCAGATATATTTATTTCTTTAAAACGATGTGCTGTCATTCCAGTTTCCCTAGATTTGTAGATTTGTACATAGGAGATCCTTTTTTTCGATAATCTTGATTTTCCATCTTTCGATTTTTTGAAAAAGATTGTATTAATTGATTCCATGGAATTCTAATAATTGCTTTTTTTGTAGGATTAGGAGAAGCATTCACATAATGGACTCCTTCAATCCATCCTTTATCAGGAGACTTTCTTCCTAATGCCATCCAATTTCTTAAAGTTTGATCAGAAACATTCAATCTTCTCGCACATTCTTCTGTTGAAAGATATTCATCAGCAAAGGCATTTGGATCTAGAACATCAGTTTCTCCTTTTTCATAACGACTATGCCACATTGAACCTAATGTATTTTTTATTCCTTTCAATTCCCATGCAATATCTTCTAAACCTTTTCTAATCCCGTATTTCATAATAAGCATTTCCTTTTATTAGATGCTAGTGTAATTGTGTATCTTTTGCTCAAATGGACTCTCAACTACCTCCTAATCAAGAATCATCAGAAAATCAGATTACACCTGAACAATTAGAACAAATGAAACAGATTGCTAGACAGCGAGCTGTTCAACAAGTTATTGGTTCACCAGCAACACCTCAACAACAACAAATTGTTTATGTAAGAAGAAACCTTACAGTTGCTGAAGTTATTGCTGTACTTATCATTTCTTGTGGAATTGTATTCGGAGTACAATTCAGTTGGAACTTTGCTACTAATATATTACCTAGAATAGAAGTAAAAGTAAATTAAAACTCTAAGATTCTCAATTTATAATGAAAGATAAGGCTTATATATATACGACGTGGCAAATCGAAGAATTAGCGAACTTCAAGAAATCGCAGGATTAAATTTAGCTGATGCAGATTTGCTTACCGTCGTACAAACTGCAGAAGTTGATCCTGCCATCAAGAATAAAAAACTTACAATATCAGGAACAAAAGCATATTTAAATGTTTATTATCTTTCCAATGAAGGAGGAACAGTAGCAGGAAGTGTAATAATTCAAAATGATTTAACAGTCTCAGGTGCAACTACTGTAAATACTATAAATTCAACAGGAACTTCGACTCTTAATGCATTAATTGTCAAAACAGATGCAACAGTAACAGGGACAATTAGTGGTACAACAATTACAGGTACTTATGTAAAAGGTACAAATATAAGTGGACAAACTATTAGCGGTGTTACCGTTACTGGAACTCACGGTAAATTTACTAATTTAACTGCAACCAATATTACAGGAACCACTTTTACAGGAACTACTGCTAATTTTACTAACGTAACTGCTCAAGATTTTACTGTTGATGATGACTTTGTAGTTGCAGATGACGTAACAGTAAGTGGAGATACAACAATACTTGGAACTCTAACAGGAACTGTAATCACAGGAAGTACAAAACTTTTATCTCCTTTAATTACTGGAGGAACAGTTGTAGGTACCACATTAGTTTCAGGAACAACTGTTACAGGTACTCATGGTAACTTTACAAACGCCACAGCAACAAATATTACTGGAACAACAGTAACTGGAACTACAGCTAATTTCACTACCGTTAATGCAGTCGATTTAAATGTGACTGATGATGTAGTTGTAAGAGATGATTTAACAGTTACAGGAATAATTGAAGGAAAAGATATTATTAAAGGTGTAACAGTTACAGGTACAACAAAAGTTTTAGCACCCTTAATAACAGGAGCAACAGTTGTAGGTACCACCAAAGTATCTGGAGCCACAGTAACTGGTACTGCAGGTCAATTTACAAATTTAACAGCTACAAATATCACTGGAACAACTTTAATTACTGGTGTAACTATCAAAATGAGTGGAGATACAGTTGCAACACAAACTTATGCAAGTGATACTTCAATTGTGTTTGCAATTGCTCTTGGATAACTGAGCGTAAAATAATAGATAACATGCTAGAACTTTATTTATAAATGGCTCGTTTTATCTCGGTTATCAGAAAAGATGTATCGAACAGTTCTGGTTCACCGACTGCGATCATCACAGGAGCAACAAATTCAAGTGGTGTACCAGCATCAACTTATGGAGTTGTACTTAGTATCTTAGCTTCTAATAAACATGCCAACTCTCAAAATGTAACTGTTCAACTGATTAAAGCAGGTGGGACAGGAAGTGAGGTTGTTGGTTCATTAATAACTTCTGGAGTTATTCCTAGTAAAGCTTCTTTAGAGTTTATGACAGGAAACAAGATGATTGTTGAACCAGGGGATTGGTTAAAAGCTTATGCAACTGCTGCAAGTTCGATAGATATAACTGTTTCATACATGCTTAACCCTCAAGACACTTCTATTTAAATCATGGGATACATAGGAACACAGGCACCCAGATATTCTGCTCCTGTCGGAACATCTGATATTACTAACCAAGCCGTAACTGCTACCAAATTAAGTGCTGCTGGTGGTAGTGAAGGACAGGTTTTAGAACTAGATGGAAGTGGAAATTTAGTTTGGGGTCCTGATGCGTCAACTGTTTACCCAGGTGCAGGAATTGCATTAAGTACAGGTTCAGCATGGGGAACAAGTATAACTGCTCCTGCTAGTGCTTTAGTAGGTTTAACAGATACACAAACTTTAACCAATAAAACATTAACAGCTCCCATTATTAATAGTTTAAGTACTTTAGCTGTTACTAATAATGTCACAGTAGGTGGAGATTTAACAGTTAATGGAACGACCACTACAATTGATACTACTAATTTAGATGTAGAAGATAAAAATATAACAATAGGTAAGGTTTCAAGTCCTTCAGATACTACTGCCGATGGAGGAGGTTGGACTTTAAAAGGTGCTACAGATAAAACATTTAATTGGGTTAATTCAACAGATGCATGGACATCTTCTGAACATATTAAAGTTGCTAGTGGTAAAACATTTATTGGAGATGGATCAACTTTAACTGCATTAAATGCAAGTAATCTTTCTTCTGGAACTGTAGCAACAGCACGATTAGGCAGTGGTACAGCATCATCCTCAACGTTTTTGAGAGGAGATGGTAGTTGGTCTGCAACTGGAGCTGGTACAGGTGAACAGTTTGTAAAACTAAATGTCTCTGGAGCACTTTCTGATTCAGGAACTAATACATATGCAGGTTATAACTCAGGTAACGGTCTAGCTAATGGAGCTGTTGAAAATACTTTCTATGGATATGGTACTGGACTTGCAACTACGACAGGAGATAATAACGCTTTTTTTGGAGCTTTAGCAGGTTATTCTAATACAACTGGTGGCAACAACGTTGCATTTGGACGTGATGCATTAAGACATAACGTTAGTTCTAGTAATAATACAGCCATTGGTGATATGGCTTTAAGAGTTGCTACTGGAACCAGTAACACAGCCGTTGGTTCGGTATCTTTACTTGCATGTACTACAGGAACTTACAATTCTGGTTTTGGTTATCAAGCTTTATATGATTTAACTACAGGAGATTATAATGCTGCTCTTGGTTGGCAAGCTTTAGCTGACGTAACTACAGGAAGTGAGAATACTGGTATTGGTTTAATGGCTTTGAATAGCATAACAACAGTTGGATATGGTGTAGCTGTTGGTGCTTATGCATTAAGAGATACAACAGTAGGCAACCAAACTGCAGTTGGTTATAAAGCTTTTCGTAGTTGTACAACGGGAAGTCAAAACACAGGAGTTGGTTTTGAAGTTGGATTAGTTACAAGTACGGCAACTAATAATGCTTTATTAGGCTATCAAGCTGGTACTGCGTTAACTACAGGAAGTAATAATACGGGAATTGGTTCTCAAGCTTTAGCAGCAAACACTACTGCTGATAATAATACAGCAATTGGTTATCAAGCTGGAAATGCAATAACAACTGGTGTTCAAAACGTAGCTATTGGTCAAGAGGCACTTAAAGCTTGTACTACATCTCAAGGAAATATTGCTATAGGTGCACAAGCATGTAAATTAACTACAGGGCAACAAAATACAGGTATTGGACAATTTGCTTTACTACTAAATACATCAGGAACAAATAGTACTGGAATTGGATCTAATTGTTTATATAATTCAACAGGTAGTTATAACACAGCATTAGGAGGTAGAGCTGGTTATGCTGTAACTAGTGGAGCTGATAATACACTGATTGGTTATCAAGCTGGTACTTCTGGAACTAATAATTTAACAACAGGTTCAAATAATATTTTAATAGGACATGATGCTGCTGCTAGTTCAGCGACAGTAAGTAATGAGATAACTTTAGGTGATACAGCAATTACCAAGTTCAGAATACCTGGTCTTAACTTCTCAATCAAAGATTCAACGGCTACCAATGATTATGTACTAACTGTAGACGCAAATGGTGATGCAGGTTGGGAAGCAGCAGGTGGAACGTCTACTGGTGAAATGTATATTAGAGCTAAGAATGGTAGTGGTAATGCTAGCGATACTGGATATAACACTTCTGGAGGTTATAGAGCAGGTAACGCTTTAGCTAGTGGTGCTAATGAAAATACATTTTATGGAGCTGATGCTGGACTAGCCGTAACGACTGGAGATCAAAATGTTTTTATAGGTTCTTTAGCAGGTCAAGCAACAACAACCTCTTCTAAGAACACAGCAGTTGGAACAGATACTTTAAGGATGAATGCTACTGGAGCTGGTAATACGGCTTTTGGAGCAGAAGCTTTATTTAATTGCACAAATGGTGATAATACAGCAATTGGAAATGGTGCTGGAAAAGCAAATACTTCTGCCAGTGGAAATACTTTTGTAGGAAGTTTATGCGGAAATACAGTAACAGGTTCAGGGGATAATGCGGCTTTAGGTGCTGATTCTTTTAGAAATGGTACTGGTAATAGTAATGTAGCTGTAGGTCATTCAGCTCTTAAAGCATCTACAGGTAATTACAATACAGCTGTTGGCAAGAATTCTTTAATAGCCAATACATCAGGAGTTAATAATACTGGTATTGGTTATCGTGCTCTGAATTCTAATACAACTGTCGGAGGTAATACTGCTGTTGGTACTGATGCAATGAAAGCAACAACAACAGGAGGATGGAACGCTGCTGTAGGTTATGAAGCTTTATCAGCTAATACTACTGGAATGTTGAATACTGCAGTTGGTTGGGGAGCGTTAAAAACTTCTACTACAGCCGAAAACAATTCAGCAGTAGGTTTACAAGCTGGTATGTCTATAACTACTGGAAGCTTTAATTCAATTCTTGGTTCATATGCTGGAGATGCACTAACAACTGGTGCTGAAAACGTTGCTATTGGAACTTATGCTTTAACAGCTGCTACTACAGGAACTAAAAATATAGCAATCGGCAGAAGTGCTGGTATAGCTCTTACTACTGGAACTCGTCAATCTTTATTAGGATATCAAGCAGGTGCCTCTCTAACAATTGGAACCGATAATGTAGCTATAGGTACTAATTCTTTATTGAGTTGTATAGAAGGAAATAAAAATATAGCTATTGGTTCCTATGCGGCACAAGCTTGGGTAAATAGTAGTCTAGTTGCTATTGGTCATGACTGTTGTAAGGTTGCAACTACAGCTAACTATACAGTTGGAGTGGGTTATCAAGTATTTGAATACCTAACGACTGGTGATAATAATACTGCTGTAGGTTCTCAAGCTATGAACCGAGTAACCACAGGACATAGTAATACAGCTCTTGGAGTTGATTCTCTTAAGCATAGCCAGACAGGTAATTACAATACTGCTCTAGGTGCAAAAGCAATGATGGACGAAGCTATTACTGGAGACAGTAATACGGCTGTTGGTTATTTTTCAATGAGAAATTTAGAGAACGGAGCTGGAAATGTTGCTGTTGGTTATAGAACCTTGTACGAGTGCACGAGTGGAACTACCAACGTAGCTATTGGTTTTGATACATTACTGTCACTTACAACAGGTTCTAATAATACTGCTGTCGGTGATAGAGCTGGAGATGCAATAACAACAGCAGAAGAAAATTGTGCTTTTGGTAAATCTTCATTAGGCGCACAGACAACAGGTAATTTCAACGTTGCTGTTGGTAATAGTGCATTATCGGCAAGCACAACTGGATATGGTAATACAGCATTAGGTAAAGGATCTGGACAAGCAATAACTACTGGTTATGCCAATACTTTATTAGGAAGGCAAACTGGTCAAACAATGACTACTGGTCATAATTGTTCCTATGTAGGTGCAATGTCTGGTGAATATGCTACAGGTAATGAAAATACCGCTATTGGATATTATTCAATGCGAGCACAAAATGGTAGTGGTACTGGATCATATAACACTGCAATTGGTAACGAATCTCTAGAATTACTTACTTCAGGTGAACAGAATTGTGCAATAGGTAGGATGTGCTTACATTCATTAACAACTGGAGATTATAACGTTGCTGTTGGAAATCGTAGTGGAGATCAAATAACAACTGCTGATAATAATACATACGTAGGTTACAACTCAGGTTATTTGACTACAACAGGCAGATCCAATACTGGGTTGGGATGGAGATCCTTATATAACACCACAACAGGTGAATATAATACTGCACTTGGTGATAGCGCATTACATGCAAACACTACTGGATCTAATAATATTGCTATTGGTTATCAAGCTGGAGATGCAATTACAACTGGTAGTAATAATATAGTTATAGGTCAAGCTGCTGCAGCAAGTGCAGTAAATGTATCTAACGAAATAACTCTTGGTAATACATCAATTACTAAGTTCAGAATCCCAGGTTTAAACTTTAGTCTTAAAGATACAACTGCTACTGATAACTACGTTTTAACCGTTGATGCAAATGGAGATTGTGGTTGGGAAGCTGCTCCTGCCGCAAGTAGTGTCTCTGCTGCTGGAGAAGTAGATATTACTGCTGGTACAACTGTAGATATTAATGCTGGTAGTGATTTTGATATAGATGCTGCTACAAGTGGAGCGATAGATACTGCACATGGTTTACATATTACTGCTGGTCAAGTATTAGATCTTAATGCAGGTACGAGTTTCGATATAGATGCTGCTACAAGTGGAACGATAAATACTCAGAATGCGATGGATATAGGTACTGGTCATGCATTAAATCTTACTAGTGGTCATGCATTAAATCTTAATGGTGGTCATACAATAACCCTTACTACCACTAGTCATGGTATTAATTTTACTTGTGGTGGTGGATCTAACTATCATGTTAGTGGTGCATTATCAATTAAAGGTGGTAACTACAATACCTATGATGGAGGTAATAGCTGGAACTACGGACTGACATACAGTAAATTAGGTACGATTGATATTAAAGATAATGCTGGTACTGACCGAATGGTCTACCTAACCTGTTTAGATTCTGGGCAATATGCAAGTGTATCTATAGGACATAAAGCAGGTAATGATCAAGCTGGTGGTTATAACGTTTGCGTTGGTGTAAAAGCTGGAGAAGATTTAGCTAGTGGAGGTGATAGAAATACATTATTAGGTTATGCAGCTGGAAAAGATATAACAACAGGAGATGATAATACATTTATTGGTCATAAAGCTGGAGAAACAGCAGCAACAACAACTGAGCAAAATACTGCTGTTGGTTCATATGCTTTAAAAGTTTCTACTGAATCTGCTAATACTGCAGTTGGATATACTGCTTTAACAGCTAATACAAGTGGTAGTGCTAATACAGCAGTAGGATCTGAGGCTCTTGCAGCTAATACAACTGGGCATAGCAATACTGCTTTTGGTCGCAGTGCATTAAAGTTAGCTACTACTGCAAATTACAATACAGCTTTTGGTAATCAAGCATTAGATGCAACTACAACAGGAACACAAAATACTGCTGTTGGTCATACTTCTTTATCTGCTTGCACTGGAGATCAAAATACTGCTTTTGGTTGTTATACAGGAAGTGGTATAACTTCAGGAGCAGGTAATTTAATAGCTGGATATCATGCTGCAACAGCTATTACAACAGGTGATGCTAATACTGCTCTTGGTAGAATGGCATTAAATGCTTGTACAACATCTGATCAAAATACAGCTGTAGGATATGACGCAGGTGATGCTGTTACTACAGGAGCTAATAATTTACTTCTTGGTTATCAAGCAGGAAAATCTGGTTCACCTTATAGCGTTACGACTGAGAGTAATCGTATTGTATTAGGTAATAATAGTATTACTGATTCTTATATCAAAGTTGATTGGACAGTTACATCAGATGAAAGAGATAAAACAGATATACAAGATATAACAACAGGTTTAGATTTTGTAAATCAATTAAAACCTAAATCATTCTGGTTTAGAAAAGAACGTGATTCAGATATTAAACATGGTATGAAACGTTTAGGCTTTATAGCTCAAGACATTTTAGCTTTAGAAGGATCAGATCCAGTTATCATTGATAATGAAGATACAGATAACTTGAAATATAAAGGAGAACATTTAGTTCCGATTCTGGTAAATGCAATAAAAGAACTTTCTACTGAATTAACTTCTTTAAGAAACAGACTTGCAGTTTTAGAAGCAAGCTAAAAAATAGATTACTGCTAAAATTTATATATAAATATTAATTTTATAATGGCTAATTGGAACATAGACATGCTGTCAGCTATTTATGCTAAAGCTCAAGATAGTGTAGATTTAATAAATACTCAGACTGCTAAAAATGCTGATGAAACAGAACAGGATTGGAAAGATCGTATCAAAAGTAATTGGGAACATTTAGAAGTTATCAAAGCTTACAAACAAATAGATAATAATACAACTTCTATTTGGGTAGATAAGAAAAAAGATGCAAGCAATAATGATATTGAATGGGATTGGACAGCAGTAGATGCAGCAATCACCAAAGGTAAAAGCGTACAAGCTTAAGTTCTGCTAAAATTTATATATAAATATTGATTTTGTCATGGCCGAAAGAACTGCAGACGAAGTAGCACAAATTTTTTCTGCTGCTGGCGATAGTGTTACTCTTATAAATAGTGTTGCTGGGCAATCCACAATTACTGATGATGATAAGGATACATTAAAAAGAAATGTAGATCATCTTGAAATTATCAAAGCATATAAGAAAGAAGACGAAACTACTAGTATCTGGGGCAGTGAAGATTTCACAGCTATAGATGCGGCGGTTACTCTTGGTAAATCTAAGTATTAAGGACTATAATTTGTCTAGTTACTTAACTTCTTGTGGAAACTAAAGTGAAAGAAAAAATTGAAGCTCTAACTAAAGAGCTAGAAGCTGTCTCTAATGCTTTTAGAGAAAAAGTTGAAGCTATTAATAAATTAACAGAGCAATCTAACCAAGTTAGATCAGAAGCTGCTGGCTTAGAACAGCAAGCTATTGGTTTAAATAGAGCTATTGCTGAGTTAAATTCACTGGTTACAGAAACACCAGACGAATCAGCCGAAGTAAGACCTGCCTAACTTATAAATATTTCCCAAGTCAACTAAAGCTAAAATTAGAGTAGAATAATAAGTTTTGGTTGCTAAATGGCATATTTAGGACAATCCCCAATAACTGGAAAATATAGTCTTTGTGATAACATTTCCAGTGGATTTAATGGTAGTACGACTAGTTTTGGCTTAACAGTTAATGGAGATGCTGTTTCCCCTGGAACAGCTGCTAATTTATTAGTTTCGTTAGGGAATGTTATTAAACAACCTGGAACAGATTACAATGTTTCAGGTTCTAGTATTGTTTTTACAAGTGCTCCAGCAAATGGAACTGCGTTCTTTGCAACAGTTCTAGGAGATAGTTACTCAATTGGAACGCCATCAGATAATTCAGTAACACCTGCATCAATTGCCGCCACAGGTGATTTTACTTTTCCAGCTGATATTCGTTTAAAAGATGCAGATGGATCTAACTATGTAGGATTTCAATCAGCAAGTACTGTCGCTAGTAATATTGTTTGGACTTTACCTAGTGCTGATGGAAGTTCTGGTCAAGTCTTACAAACTGCAGGTAATGGAACTTTAAGTTGGACAACAGTAGATTTAACCGCTTTAAACGCAAGTAATTTAACATCTGGAACCATACCAGAT